CTGCACGCCGAGTCCCGCGATCAATGGCGCATCGCCTGGCAGCGTCCGCACCTTGCCGTACACCACCTCGCCGATCACGACGTCGGCCGCGTTGCCGCTGATCGCCACCGTGACGAGGTCCACGCCTGACACGGGCGTGATTTGCTTCCATCCGTTGACGGGGATCCCGTTCGCGCGGGCCGTCGGAACGGTCAAGGTGGCCGAGATGTCCCCCCCGAGCGTGGCGTTGACGGTCAAGTTGTGATTGCAGATCGCGACCCCGCCGACCTCGCCAGCCGTCGAGGCGATCGACCACGTCACCGTGCCGCTCGTGGCCTTCGCCGGTCGGTTCGCGCGGCCGTCTACCAGCCAGTCGTCGGTGTAGCCGGTGTCGGTCGTGCCGGCCGTGGTCGTCACGGTCCCGGTCAGGGACCAGATTTCGTCGGCTCTCATGTACAGGGACGCCATTAGGCCACCGCCCGCACGAGCGCGCGGAACTTCCCGAAGTTCTTGCCGCCCGCGCTGATGTCTTCGAGGACAAAGGAGCCCAGTTCGCGGTCGCCGATGTGGAGATGCACTTCGGTCGTGCCAGTCCCGCCGCCCGATCCGAACGTCCGGTTAGCCCCAGAGAACGCGAACTGCTCCGGCCCCGCCTCGCCGGCTAGGAACAGCGTCGGCTTCGTCACGGTGCCGACCCCGCCCTCAGCCATCTCGCGAACCCCTCCGAGAAGCCGGAAGGCGTCGTCTCCCAGACCGCCCGGCTTCTGTGGGATCGGATCAACATCCCACGTCACGCGCCCGCGAACTTCAGGGTTCGGGATGCCAGCCAGACGGTTGATGAACTCGTCCAGCTTGTTGATCAGCCTCTCGAAGCCGTCCACCATCTTGTCGGTAGCTGTCTTGCCGGCCTCTTTCCAGATGCCCAGTTCCTTCGACTGGTCGATCAACATCTGCGTGTTCTCGTCCAGCGGGATCCCGAGTTCTTCTGCCGCGCGCTGCGCCTTGTGCAAGTAGTCCTGCATCGGCAGGAGCGCGTCCCGCGTCGTCCCGCCCACCGCCGCGACTTCGGCTTGCAGACGCTGATACATCTGCATCCCGGTCTGCGTCATCGACTTGAAGGTGTCGGTGTTCAGCACCCCCATGTTCGACAGCGCCGCGAACGCCGACCCGAGGGCCGAGACGCCCTGCACCAATGCGGGGTTCTTTTGCAGGATCGTGCTCTGGAGCATCAGCGCCTTCAGCGCGGCGTTGTCCGTGCTGATCCCCAGCGCCTCGAAGCCCTCCGTCAGTTGCGACAGCCCAGGCCCAGCGGCTTCCATCGCCTCGGCAAACGACTTCCCTGCGGCGATGGCTGCGGCGAACGTGGACAGCGCCACGACCCCGAGATCTTCGAGTTCCTGCTTGTGCGCGCGGGCGACCAGCGTCGTATCGACGCCCTGCTCGCGGAGCTTCTTCCAGCCCTCGACCATCGGCCGAATGGACGCGATGACGGCGTTACTCGCCTTGACCGCCGCGTCGGCCTGGTCCTTCAGGAACTTCGCGATTTCCTTCGACTGCGTGCCGAACCGGCCATTGAGGTCGATCAGTTCGCGCATCTCGGCCGAGACGAACCCGAAGGCATCCGTGCCTGCCTCCACGAGATCCGACCAGTTCTCGTCGATGACCTTCGCGCCCTGCGCGACCGTCATCTGGCCGGTCTCGATCATGGAGAACACGTCATGGAGGCGCGCCGTCGCCTGGTCCACGTTGCGCTGGGTGATGCCGAGGTTGTTCGGATCCTTCGCGAAGATGTCGCGCATGTTCCACAGTTCGGCCGCTTGCCGGCTGCCGTTGAACATCTCGGCGGCGTCCTTCGCGATCTGGTCCCCCATCGCCTCGGTGATGCGGATGCCCCAGTTCTGACCGATCCGACGCGCGACGTCTTCTCCGGACGACGTGGTGAAGGCGTCCCACATCTTCTCGGCGACGTAGCCGATCATCGAGCCGACCTGCTCGCCGATCTTGCCGCCCAGTTCGCCGAAGACGGAACCGATCATCTTGCCGATCTGCGCGCCGATCTTCGCCATCGCCGCGCGCAGCGCGTTCTCGATCTTCCCGCTGGCGGCCATCGCCTGCGCCATGATCTCCGGGACGCCGTCGAACAGGTTCGACCACGAGTCGCCAGAGGTCGCGGCCGTGATGGCGGGATTCGACCCGGCCTGCAATTTGGGAAGATGCGGCAGCGGACGGGCCGTGAGTGTCCCCTGCGCAGTCGCGACGTTGTAGACTTCTGTCGCCAGTTTCCCGTAACTCTTGGCTGCCGCCTCCGCCATCAGGGACTCGATCCGCAGGCGGGACTCCATCGCCTCGGCCTGTAACGTGGTCAGGCCATACATCTTCACCAGACGTTCCAGCGCGACGCCACGCGCGGCGTAGTAGCGAATCCCCTCCGCCACGAACCCGTCGATCGTCTCGAACGCTGCGGCGAGGCCCTCCGACCGCTGCGTGACGTAGGTCACGATCTCGCCGAACTTCCGCTGCTCCTCGGCGGCCTTCTTCGCGGCCTCGGCGGAGCGGTTCATCGCCTCTCGGTTCTTGTCAAGTTGCTCGTTTAGTTCGCGCAACTCGAAGCCCGTCGGCGCGATCACGTCCCGCAAGGGCTCTATCCCCTGTGAGCGGTACTTCTTCGCGCCGTCTTCGGCGCGTTTCATCGCCGCGGCCTGCTTCTCGGCGGCTCGCGCGGCTGCGTCCGCCACGCGTTCAAGGTCGCTCGCCGCGGTCTCTTCAAGGTTCTGCGTCAGCCCCTCGCCGACTGCCGCGAACGCCTCGGCGGCGATGTTCTTCGACTTCTGAAGGAGCGCGTCGAGCGCATCCCCAAAGCGGTCGGTCGCCTTGACCGCTTTGTCCGACATCACGTCGGCTTCCTCGCCCAGTTCGCGCATCCCCGACTTGATCGCCGGCAGGATTTCTTTCCAGTTCTTCCCGAACACGTCCGCCGCCAGCGCGGCCTGTTCTGTCGGATCCTGGATACTGCGAATGGACTCGGCCAGCGTCAGCATCTGCTGATAGCTGTCCAACTGCCGGAACTGCTCAAGGTTGATATTGAGCTTGCGAATCGCGCCGACCGTGCCGCTATTGTTCTCGCCTAGCCGCTGCTGGAGATTCTGGATGGCGCTGACGAGGCTTTCCATCGACGACCCGGACTGGCCGGCGATGTATTGCAGGCGCTGGATCTCCTCTGTGCCGATGCCGGTCTGGTCCGACATCTTCTGGATGGAGTCACCGGCCGCGAGGACCGACCGGCCGAACGACACGAGCGCCCCGACGCTCAGGCCCACGCCGAACGTCGCCAATAGCCCGTTGAGCGTGGAGAGCTTCGCGCCGAACCCGCCCGACGCCTTCTCGGCCGCTCCGGCATCTCGCGCGAGCTTGACCTGCGCCGCCGCCGCCGCTTCCGATTCCTTCTTGAGTCGCGCCTGCGACTCGACGAGAGCGTTGGACTCGCGCGCCAGCTTCGCCAGCCCTTCCGGCACGTCCTTCCCGAGCCGCGTCAACTGATCGACCGCTTCGGAAGCCGTCGCGGCGACACGCGCAAGGTTCGATGCCGTGAGCTTCGAGACCCCTCCGATCGCCTCGACGGACTTCGCCATCAGCGCCGCTTCCTGGACGACCTTCCGGCCGACCAGGCTGTCGCTCATGCGCTTGAGGGCGCTCTCGACTTTGTTCGCGTCCTTCGCAAACTCGGTCAGCTTGACTTCCGCCTTTTCGACGGCGTCATTGAACGAGCTGAAGTCGGCGACAAACTTGGCGGTAACGGCCATTAGGTGTTCTGCTGCTTCTGCGCCTCGGCGTGCAGTTCTTCCACGAGTACTTCGTAGACGTCTTCAGGGAGCGCCTGGAGTTCCCACCAGGTCCAGCGCATTACGCGGCAGATGCGGAGGTCACTGACGACCGCTTGCCGCCACGCTGTTCCTTTTTTGACGGCTTCTCGGCCTCCATCTGCTTGACGTGCGCGGAGATCGCTTCCGAGATCAGGTCGAAGCCCTCCACGCTCATGCTGTTGATCGCGGAGAGCTTGTCGCCGTCGGTTTCGATGCGGATCTTCTTGTCGCCGTCCGTCAGCGACCAGTCCACGAGGTAGGCGAGGGCTTCCGCCTTCGACATCATCTCGAAGTCGGGCGTCATCCGGCCGTCGTTGCGAACTTCCTTGATCAGCATCGCGTTGACCTTGTCCCGCTCGCCCTTGGTCAACTGCTTCTTCACTTCGATCCACTCTCCGCCGGGCAGATCGATCTTCACCGTCTCCGGTGCCACGAACCACTTCATGCGCTTACTCCTGCGTCGAGACGCGCGCCGTGAGCGTCCCGTCCGCGATGTGCAGCGACTGGATCGGATAACTCCAGACCGATCCGTTCTGGCGGGGGATCCGCAACGTCAAGGCTGGCTGCGACAGCTTGAACGTGTCGGCCTCGATCACCGTCGCGGTGAGCGTGCCGTCCGAACCACCCGCCGAGAGACGCCACGGGCCGAGCGACGCGGCCCGGTGGTACGCCCACCGGATCTCCGCCGCCTGGCCCGCGAGCGAGAAGGACTTAAACATCGCCCTCAGATCAGAACGTGTTGGACCAGCTACCGTTGGCCGCGAACGAGCCCGAGATCGTCACGGCAGCCGCCACGCCCGTGTCCATCGAGACATCGAGCCACGCCGGCCCGTACCAGTACTCGGTGGGCGCGTCGCTGGAGGGGTAGAGGTACATCTTGCAGCCGTCGCTCGAGCTGGCCGCGGTGAACGGCTTCGACTCGCCGTCGTCCCAGAACCCGGAGAAGGTGCCCTGGAGGTCGGGCAGACCCTGCACGTACGTCTTGTTGCTGTCCCCGAACGACGTGACGTCGATCTTGTCGGTGGTCCGATTCACGGTCCACTGATTGAGCTTGAGCACGCTCGAGGCGTTGCCCGATCCCGTGGTCGAGAGGTACACGACCCCTTTACGGCCGGCGTATGCTGCCATCGCTGTGTTCCTTCGGCCGCGCTACGCGGCGGCCCGTTGCTGAAGTAGTCGTTGCAGGTCTCCGAGCACGGTCTTCGCGCGCTCGACCCACGACGCCGCGGCCACACGGGCCGGTAACTGCGCGGCCACGTCGAGCCGGCGGGCTTCGTCTTTCAGCCACACCCGGATCAACGCTGCCGCCTCGCTCGGCGTGGAGAAGGTCGGCACGGTCTCGCCGAACACTTCCCGCACTTCCGCGCGGTATTCGCTGAGATGGAACGCGCCACACGCCGCGAGTTCGTATGCGCGGGGGCTCAGAGACTCGGGGACGCACGACAGCGGGAGGCGCTTGCTGCCCCGCGTGCGATAGAGGTTCATGCCGATCTTCGCGCGCCGGTACAGCGCCCCGGCCACCTCGTTGCTGACCTGATCGCCCTTCACGCACGCGCGCACCTGACGGTTCAGGCCGAGCGCTTTCCATGTGCCATACAGGCCGAGGTCGATCCCCGTCCAGTCGATCGCGTTGAACCACGCGATCCGCTCCGGGAACCCCGACCCGACGAACACGACATCGTGAGATGGCACCTGCTCGTCGCCGGGCCTCTCGCCGACCGTATGCTTCAACGGGTGCCAGGCGTGCGGCAGATAGCCGCTGTTGGGATTGACCGCCCGGAAGTCCTTCAGGACCGCCCGCTCGTTCGTCCACCCGCCGTCCACCATCGACGCGATCTTCAGTTCCTCCGCGTGGTCGTACGGGGACTCCGTGAACAGCACGACGACCCGCAGGCCGGCGCGTTTCATCATCAGAATCACGTCCGGATGGAGGAACATCGCCGAGACGACCAGCACGACATCGACCTGATGCCGCAGCGCCATCGCGACCGCGTGGCAGCCGGCGTCGAAGATCATGTCGATCCGGTTCGGTTTCGGCAGGTCCGGATCCGCCCGCTTGCGAATGCGCCAGAGCGCGTGGAGGGACTTGTCCGACGCCTGGATCCGCTGGTCCAGCCGGTACTGGATGACCTGCGCGCCATGCTGCTGAAGGCCATACAGGAGCCCGTCGTACACATCCGCGGTGCTCCAACTCGCGCCAGGGTGGACTAAGAGAATCCGCATCAGACGAATGCCTCATGCGCGCGAGGCGCACGGATCGCGGCCAACGTCGCGTTGACCGGGTGAAGCCGACAGAGCACGCGACAGCCGGCATCCACCGTGAACTGCTTGGGATGCCGCGCCCATATCGCGGAGAACGATTCCGTCCGGAGATCCCCGAGGGGCGTCACGCCGCGCCGCTGCGGGCAGATCCACACGCGCCCGTCCGGCGTGATCGTGGTGTTCAACTGGATCCCCTGGCAGGACGTGTAACCGTGTCCCGCCCATGCCGCGTATTCGCGGAACCGCGCTAGGTCGATCTCCACGTCTGGCTGGTCGGCCATGCGGCGGAGGCTCGAGTAGAACTGCGCGTCCAGCGAGGCCCCGATCCAGCGACGATCGTCCAGCGGCACACCGGGCCGATCGGGCGAGGTGCGAATGGCCGGCCGAAACGTGGTGTAGTGCGCGCCCAGCGACCGCGACAGCGCCAGCATGTCGTCGCAGCGGTGGACGTTCCCCGCGTGGATGAGGAACGACACGCCGACCGTGGCGCGGTGCCCGATCAGCGCGGTGATCCCATGACACGCCGCGTCGAAGCGCACGGGCGGGACGCCCTTCTCGGCGGCATAGGTCTCCGCGTCCGGCGCGTCGAGCGAGACGACCACCCACGAGGCGACCTTCGCCAGCCGGATCGCGGCCTCGTCGGTCAGGAGCCCGCCGAGGGTATACATCCCCTGCTCGAAGCCGAGCGTCGCCGCGTATTCCACAATCTCGAGCCAGCGCGGGTGCGTGGTCGGCTCCCCGCCGCCGCTCCAGACGATCGACTGCACGCCGTCCGCGTGCGCCATCTCATCGAGCGCGCGGAACACGAGGTCCGCATCGGCCAGATCCCCGGTGCCCTCGTACGCCATCGGCAGCGTGCGCGGTTTCGTCGCCCACGGTCCCTTGACGTGCGTATGGGCGAAGTGGCAGTCCTGGCAGCCGAGCGTGCAGCGGTTGGACAGATCCCATTCGACGGTCACGGGCATCGGGCGCTCGCCACGATCCCAGCCGACGACGCGATCGAGGTGCCGGAACACCTTCGCGCGTGGGTCGATGAAGGTCACGCGGCCTCCAGCTTTTTGCGGTAGGCGCTCAACATTCGACCAGCGTGCTCACACGCGGCGGTGTGATGTTTCAGCATTGGATTGCCGATGCCGATCTCGCACCAGCAGGAGCCCCGCTTCAACGCTTCGATCAGGCGCAGTGCCTCAATGAACGCCTCGTTCAAGTCGTCCAATGCCCGGTCTGGGTCGTAGTTCACGCCGCCTCCGCCGCGCCGCGGCTCACACCGCCCACCGAGAACAGCACGTCTACTGGAACGACGTACTGGTAGCCGTGCTGCCAGAGCGTGTCCATGAAGTCGAAGTCGCCCTCGTACCGCGTCCCGTAGGCGTGCGTGTAGTGCTTCCAGATGTCCGAGCGCACGATCAGGCAGTTCAGGTCGATCTGCCCCATGCGCGGCGGCCACGCGGGCGCCGACGGGTAGACGACGCCGTTCTTCTGCGTCCGCACGACCACGAGCGGCGGGTAGCCTTCCGCCTTCACCGCGTCGCGCACCTGGGCGACCACCGTTGGCGAGGCCAGTTCGTCGTCGTCGCAGAGCCACGCCACATACCGCCCATGCACGGCGTCGGCGTAGTGCGGCACCTGCTGAAACATGCCGCCGATCCCGCGGCCGACGTGGTCGGGGATCACGATCTGCTCGAGGTCGTCCACCGCCGTCTGCGCCTGCACGCTCGCGAGGCACCGCGCCAGTCCCTGCGGGCGGCGATACGTCGGCGTGTAGAGGGTCAGGAACGGATTCACTCGCTCACCTCGAACCCGGCCCGGCGCACCAGATCGATTAGCGCACGGGTCATACGGGCTCGGATCCGGATCGCCTTCGGGATAAACCGCTCGGACTCCGGCGGTTTCGGCATCGCGCCGCGGTTCGCGCCTTTCGACGTGCGCCGCGTCTTCGTGCCCGACTCGAACAGATGCGCGTGCTTGGCCCGGCTCCGCACGATGGCCCCGACGCCGAACTTCGAGCGGTTCTGCTCGCGTGTCACGCCGCGCTTCAGGTTCCCCGTCGGGCCTTCCGGGTAGCCCTCGCGCGTCTGCCGCTCGGCCTCGGCCGCGTGCGACTCCACGATCACCGCCGCCTCCTCGGCCAAGTCCTCGGGCAGATTCCGCAGCGCCGCGAGGAACTGGTCCCGGCCTTCCCACTTCAGGACGACGCCCACTACGGGACAACCTCTTCGCAGATCAACCGCATCTCGTCGTTCTTCTCGGCGACGTTCTGAAAGCCCCGCACGAAGAAATGCCGATCCCGATTGAGCACCGGATCCGCGTAGACGATCCGGACGTCCATCGTCACTTGCTTGTGAAACCGCATCGTGATCAGGTGCGTCACCGTCCGCCCCTCACC